ATTGGAAGCAACAACTTCAATACCCAAAGTAGAACTAAAACAATCTTCTCGATTACACTTCATTTCTGAAGGAGGTGGAAAGACTAGAATTGTCTGCATTGGGGATATTTGAACTCAGTCATGTCTTAGACCGATACATCTTCATTTGATGATGTTACTGAAAAAGATATCTTGAGACGGGACTTCATCACACAATGTTTTAGCTACCAAGCTTCGACACTGAACAATGGAGCAGGAGTTCTACTGTTTTGACCTTAAGGCCGCGACAGATAGAATGCCTATCTATCTTCAAAAACATGTTATTAAATACATTTTTGGAGAATCGATTTCCGAGTTGTGACAGAAATTACTTATAGATAGAAATATAAAAGTGAATTCTGAGACAATACGTTATTCCGTTGGACAACCAATGGGCTATCTAAGCTCATGGGCGGCAATGGCAATAACACACCACATCATAATACATTACTGTTACCATATCAACAATATTGCTCCGGCGAACCGTAGATATTGTGTAATAGGTGATGATGTGGCAATATCACATAAAGGCACAGCTGAGAGTTACAAAGAAGTGTTAAATTCTTTGGGTATGGAGATTTCACTCGGTAAATCTATAACACCATATGATAAGAATCACATTTCGGCGGAGATAGCTAAGCGTTATTTCCATAACGGAGAAGAAATTTCCCCGTTGACTCCCAAACTAATTATCCAGGGTACAAACTGTATCTCAAGTCTATTAGATCTGGATAGAAAGTTAGCTTCGACCTCTTATTATAAATGAGAGGAACCAGTTATTGTCAAGGTAAATCCTTGAGAAAAACCGGAACCTAAAACTTATAAAAAGAAGTTTCCAAAGTTAGTAGATACCGGGGCTCTAGACAGAAAGCTTGTAATTCTTTCATTCCTCAAGAGGTTGAAGAAAGAATCAAGATTTTCTGCCTACCTTTACCTGACGTCTCCACCTTTTTTAAAGGCCAATCCAGATTTAACTGAATTGCATAATTTATTTCCACCCCTATCAAGGGTTAAGAAAGAAATATGGGATCTTGCGTACGGGTTTCCCCACAAGTTCGAGCAGTTCTTACTTAAGACTGCGACATCAAAGATAATCGAATATGAAAATGCAGTTAAAAAAAGCAATTCAGACGATTATTTGCGAGCTAACAAACAAGAACGATTGTCACCAATGATAACCAATTACTTTAATTTTTCAATAAAGGAAATGCGAAGTATTATCAAGGTGTACAACACATCATATATTGATGAAGAAGGTGATGATGACGATATTTTAGACGTCACATCTCCTCAATTCATTTTAAATGAAATGTTGAATCGTCCTAACCCTCTAGAAAAAGTAGACTTTAATAGTAAACTAATTCGAGAGGAGAAGCTGTCTGTGCAACTTATTGAGACTTTCATCTTATCAGAATACAATAATCTTGTTAAAGATTATGATCTGAGAACGATAAAGTAAAAACAAGTTGTGACACCTAGGTGGGTTAATTCCTAGGTTTGGACTTCGGTCCACTTTGTTTGTAATTT